GCGCGATTCGGGGATTCCGTATTCGTTGCCGAACACGATCAGTTCCGCGTCATCGGCGCGGGCCGAAATGATGTAAACCTCGGAACCGGATTCCAATTCCTTTTGTAAATACTCTTGCCCCTCGGCCGTGGTCAACGTTCCGTCGAAATCAAAAGAAACGCGTTCGCCCTCGGCGCGCAGTTCACGTTCGTATTCTTCTGATTCCTCGTATGTCTTTTCAGACCATTCGAGCATTTCGTCACCGCCCCATGCGGCGAACATAACGGATCCGCAAATTTCGTTTTTCTCGGAATCGAAGAAATCGCCTTGGTCGTAAACCTTGGCGCGTGATAAAAACGAATAAATGCGGGGTAGGCGTTCAACCGATATGGCCTCACGCTCCGATAAAATGCGAGCGGTTTCCCAACCAACGGGCGTTCCGCATTGGGAATCGTATTCTTCGCGATGCTTCAACGCGCGGTTGGCGTTGTCGGTTGCGGCTTGTGGGTAATCGGAAAACGGCATCGTCTTAAATGCTTTCGTCTTGACCGGCGTTGACCATGTTCAATGGCTGCAAATAAATGTCGCCGCCATCGACGTCGGGCAGTTGTTCTTTTTTGCGAATGTCGTTCACCGACAACCAACCCCATTGACGACCGACCGCATAGGCGTCGTAGCGCGATTTAATGTCACCGCGAAGTAAACCTTCGAGGTTGAACTGGACGAAGAACGCGGATTCAGAACCAAACAATTTGAGCGTGAATTCTTCTTCCCAGCGCACGGCGTACGGACGGATCGTGTTTCGCACGAATTGAATGCCTTGTTCTTCGACGTTTGCACGGGTCGCGGAATTTTTAAGGTCGCCGATCATATGCGGCGGAATAAGAAACCAGCGGGCGACTTCTTCGACTTGAAAAACGCGGGTTTGTAAAAACTGCGCTTGGTCGGGCGGAATCGTCATGCGCTCGATTTTCATTCCTTCTTCGAGAATCGCCGTCTTGTGGGCGTTACCTAAACCGCCATATGAATTCGCCCACGAATTTTTAATTCGTGTATATGCCTCGTCCGACAAACGTCCGGGGTGCGTTAATACGCCGCCGACGTTTGCGCCGTTGCCAAAGAATTGTGCGCCGAACTGGTTGGCCGCCAAACCGATTCCGAATGTTTCGCGGGCGGCCTTAATCGGTGAAATGCCCATCACCCCATCGAATGACAATCCGCAAACGTGGATCATTTCAAAATCCGAGTAAACTTCTTTTTTGTCAACATGATAAAACTTTTCGTTTTGTACGACTTTGATTTCAACGCGCAACGGGTGAACGGGAATCATTTGCGTCACACGGGCCGCGCCGTCGCGCTCAATGAATGCAAACGCGTTGCCGTGAAGGGCGAGGTTCGCCATCATCGTTTCGCGGAACGTCATTGACGTCATCATCGCGTTTGGTCGGCGCAGTACTTTCGTGATCGGGTGACTTGGCACAACCATCGGCGATTCGTCTTCGCTGGTGTAAACGTTCCAAGGTAGTGACGCGATGGTTTCCGATAAAATACGAACCGATGCCCAAACCGCCGAAAACGTCATGGCGGATTTTTCGTTGACCGCAACGCCGGTCTTTGAGCGGTCGTCCGAGAATAACCATTCCGCGGGTTTGGCCAACGAGGTTGAAGGGTTGTTCGGTGAGGCGCGGAATAATCCGATCACGCGGGCTGCAAAGGTTGGTTTCGTTTCGGCCATAGTAGATATATCCCCCTCAAAAATACGAATAGTTTTCCGAACCATGCGCGGATGTTTCCGCAAAACTTATTGACACGCGTTGTTGATTTTATTTATATATATATATATCCCTACGGGATATATATATATATAAATAAAATACACGGCGCATCAATATAAACCAAATAAATACAAAGAAACTTTTGAACAACGTCAAATTTCACGCTCCAGCGCAATCAACAAGTGGACGTAGTACCCCATCAAATCATAAATGGTGTCAATGGTATCGTCGTTAACGCCGACCGCTGAAATGCGCGACAACTTATCGTCAATCCGGGCGCAAATGGATTCGACCGACGTGGCGCGTGAAAACACCCGAACCGGGTTTTGTAGCGAATTGCCGTAGGTCGTATTTTTTGCCAAAACCAAATCTTCGAGTTTCTCGATTATTTCGGAAATTTTATCGTTGATTTGTGAGGTTTCGTTTTGCATGATTTAGTGAATTTTGAAACGATTGATAAGATTGAAAACGTCGCCGCCCGTACATTGAAACGTGCATTATTTCGCACGATTCATAGGCAGCGATTTTTTGATTTCCTTCACCAATATAAACATTGAATAATTGGTTGAAGGAATCGAGCGTGGCGCATTGGTTTTGAAACACTTGCGCCGTGGTAATTGTGTTTTTCATAGGTAGCGGATTCCCGTTTGTTCGTACACCGAGCGGTCGTCATTCGCGCCACGCGTCGCGGTCATATATTCACCGATTGCCATCGCCAGCGCAACCACGCCGTCAATCTTATCGGCCGACTTATTTTTCACGAACTTGACGTTCATGGCCTCGTCGAACTTTGTTTGCACGTTCGAAACCATGTACCGAAGCATCGAGTTCCCGCCGTGGTGAAGTGTTTTTTTCTTAATCATAATTTCCATTTCCCGAATCGGTTGGGTCATTGACGCGAACCCTTGGCCGAACGGATCCATGTCGAAACCGGCCTCGACCAGTCGTTGAACCAATGCCGACGAGTTCCAGCGGTCAAAGGCCACGGACTTAATATCGAACACCTTTGACATTTCGAGCATTACTTCAAATATCACGTTGTAATCCGTTGAATTCCCGTCGGTCACGATTAACTCACCTACCGAAACAAACGCATCGTAAGACGCCCCCACGCGGCCGCGTCGTTGTTCGACCGCGGCGTTCGAAACAAAGAATTTCGAAACCACTTTCATTTCGCCGTCGTCCATCGGGAATACCAAGACAAAGGCGCAAACGTCGGACACGGCGGCCAAGTCCAAACCGCCGAAGCACGTTCGCCCGCGCAGTTCGTCAAGGTCAACGACGCCAGCGGACGCACACCAATCGGTGTCGGTCAACCAACCATCGAACGACGAAATCCATTGGTTCAGATGTAATTGTTTGAACGCGATTTCCGACGTCGGCAAAATCTTTGCCTCGGCCGACATTTTTTCGAAGTATTCCATGCGAACGGAAACGCCAAGGTTCGGGTTTGCAATCAACCACGTCTTCGGGTCGAACGGATCGGCGTCGAGCGGTGCCTCGTAAATTACGGGCAAAAATGTTCGGTCGTCAATCGCGCCAGTCAAAACGCGTTTGCCGTATTCGTACAACTCACGACACAAACCGCCGCGGTCGATTCCCGCCGTACTGATGCCCAAAACCAAAGGTTGTGAGCGGGCGCCCACCGAGGTCGTCAAAACCTCCCACAATTCGCGGTTTGGCGCCGAATGCAGTTCGTCGTACAACACCGCGTGTGCGCTGAATCCGTGCTTTGTCGATGCGTCCGCGCTGATCGCCTTAATGAACGAGTTGGTTCCGTTCAGCGTGATTGAATTTCGGTAAATTTTGCATTTGCCACGAAGGAACGCCGAGTTCAGAACCATTTGTTTTTGAACCTCAAAGATTGCGTTCGCTTGTTCGCGGTCGGCGGCGGCGACGTAGATTTCCGCACCGGGTTCGTTGTCGGCGAATAATAGATACAAACCGATGGCGGCAATCAAATTCGATTTGCCATTTTTGCGCGGTAGAAAAACGAACGAGGTTCGGTACTGGCGCAATCCGCCCGCCCCCATCGTTCCGAACAACTGCGAAATATAATCGCGTTGCCATTGCTCCAAAATAAACGGCTGGTTCGCGAGGTCGCCTTTGACGTGGGTGCAAATGCGTTCAATGAAATTGACCGCGCGGTTTGCCTTTACTTGGTCGATCATGACAACAAATCGTCAATATCTTGAACCTCGTCCTTCGCGTTGATCTTCGCGCGTGAACTCGGCGTCATTCCGAATTCGGGAATAATTTTCTTCAACCGCTCCCACGCGTTGTTCATCATCGACAACTCCGGTCGCGGGCGAAACATGATGTCACCCGTGTTCGTCGTGGTCGTGTATGTCGGCCCGTCGCGGCGTATGACCTCACGCGATGCGATGTAATCCTCCCACGCGTCGGCGAACATTTGCAATGCGAACGCGTCGATTTCAGCGACCACGCCGACGGCGGTCAAACGTGCGGAAACAAATTCAAATGCCTCGCGCGATATTTCACCCATCGCAGCACGCGGAACCGGGGCGCCGAGGGGCAACTCCAGTTTGTTGGCGTGGCGATCCGCGCGGTAGGTTCCGGCGGTCTTGAGCATTTCGGTTGGTTTTCTTTTACGGCCTCCGGGCATGATTTTATTGTTTTGTTATTTAGAATCGTTCTACACAAAGGGCGCCCAAGTTTTGACACCGCGTGTTTGCGA